ACTGGTTTCTTTCTTCTTTTTTTCAAGGAACTTAATAGAATGAGTGCTGGCGAGGTACAACTCGCCGCTCTCGGAATGCAAGATGCCTATCTTACAGGCTCCCCACAACTAACATATTTCAAGGGCGTTTACAGGCGGCACACTCCGTTTAGTGTTCAGTCATTCAACATTCCTTTTCAAAACCAAAAAATTACCTGGGGAAGCCAGGCCATCTGCCGAATCCCCTTCAAGGGCGACATGATCCAATCGGCAACCCTGGCCGTCACCTTGCCCCAAATTTTCCCTTTCTCCGAGCAATATAAATGGAATAAGCCAGTCGCCGGCATGATTAATCAGCCGTACCTATTTATAAACGGATCGTCCACAAAAACGTTGTCTGATGCAGGAGTCCAAACCTTTTTCGTCATTCCAGAACCGCCTTGGTTAGGAGATCTCGATACATATCTTTCATTCAGCACATCAGCCGCTACGTTCAACTTCAAGCCAAATGTTGGTACTGTAGCTCTATATTCAAGTGATGTTCTGGCCATAGGACTATTTTTCGGACTTGACCCGAACGGCTTCTCGAGTCTAGGATCGATTAATGGCATCCAAGCAACTTTCTGGTCTTTTCCAGGAGGAGGGCCGACAAATTTTTCAGTTCTCCAGTCGACCTGGCAACCTTATAGCGCATCCGCCACTCTCAATTCTTCCAATTCCATCCTATTCGTCCCACCCAGTTCCGTTTTGAGTGTTGGGTCTGACGTGGCAATCCCAAACACAGGACCCCTCGCGCAGTTCAACAAACCTACATATATTAATTTTAAAAATTTTTCAAATGTTATCGGTATAAGCGAGTTGATTAAGCCGCCAACATCTGGAGGAAACCTACAATTCAATTATCCGGGCGTGTATTCCGTGCTGCTCACGCCGTCGGGTCTAGGGATGCCCACGCGCATAGGGATCGCGAAGACGCCAAATGACACACGCCCGGTCGATGGATACTATTACGATTATGTATATACTTATAATGTTCAGTTCACGGGCCAGAATCCCAGGGCCGTTCTTCCGATCTATGTGACCGATGTCACACAGTACTATTTCGTAGATTTTGAAGGAGCTGACTTTCAATGTAGTTTTACTGCAGATTCCGAGGTTATCGTCGAGGACATTCAAGAGTTCTGGAATATACCATTCATTAACAATCAGATATCATCAAATGCCGCTATTGTGAATAACACATTACCATTCTCCAATCTGACTCGCAACAGTATTCTTCAACAGTTGACCTATTCTGGCAACGCCTTCACCTTCGGCCAGGCTGGGATTTACAACATCTATGGTTCTCTGTCTGTAAATTCGTCAAATACAATTAGTTCTGTTGCTCTCGTCGAACAGAACCTCACGGGACCCGCAACCGTAATATCCCAGTGGAACAGTCCTCAGGCCTCGAGTCCGAGTGTCAACTTCACTCTCCCTGTCCAGGTGACAAGTCCTACAAATAATAATTATTCTATAATTGTTTCTACAAATGACAGTAATCCGCTGGGTAACGCCATCTCGCCAACTTCCTTCACGCTAGAATATTTTGGAACACCTACTTCTACAGTGGCCACACAACAAAATGATTTCAACCAGAACGGTCTCCTCGCCCGGGCAAATCCAGCGGCCTGCACAAACTATAACCTGAGTACATCAAATATAAATTTTTCTTCATCGACAACCAATTTCGGAAAGTCGTCCCACATTTCAGTGACGTCCGGAGGAAATTTAAGTTTTAGTAATGTTTCACAATACCGAATTGGTGCATATATCGAGACGAGTAATGCGTATGTATCCAACGTATCAGTTTGGACTGCTCAGAATGACGCGACGCTCGCAACATCGCTTCTTCCCGGAAATTCAGCACAGGCGGCCCTTGTGTCCTCGAGGGACCTCCCCATCGGAATGGCTGGAGGGTACAGCGTTGACATGATCATACCCATTCCAGGTCCCCTCCCCTCCCCATTTACAGTCGCGGGATCAAATGTCTATCAGGTGCGAGTAGGGTTTTCAAATGCAGCAACAGGTCAACAATATACAAATGTTACCGCAAATACATATTTTACAATTGTGGGAATCACCGGATCTGGAGGAGTCCAAGTATATTCTTATATTGATTCCGTAGGAACATATTTGATTAAAAATGCGGAACTCAGGATGGGCGGGCAGACTATACAAACCCTGACTGGCGAAATGATTGAAATTTATAATGATTTGTTCGTTTCTCAGGAAAATCAGCCCGGGCTGACTCTCCTGACTGGGAAAAAAGACAGTTCGAAAGTTTACAATCCAAGAACTTATTACATTAATTTGCCATTCTTCTTTTATTCATCGGCCGAACTCTCCTTGCCGATCTGTGCTCTTGGACTCCATGATCTCGAGATATGGATCACATTCAACAATTACCAGGTTCTGCTCTCGCCAGGGGCGAATAACCCCACACCATATACAGTTATCACATCAATGGTCATAGACTACGCTTACCTATCCGAACCAGAGGTTGAGTGGTTTCAGGGCCATCGGCAAGACTACATCATCCGACAGAACCAGTACGACACTTTTGATCTTGGAGGGAGTCTCACGTTCCAGTTGGATTTCACAGGCCCTGTCCGCGAGCTCTACTTTGTGATACAGGATGATTCAGACGCTCCTTACGTCTATGAGACAGACACGGGTCTTGGGGTCGCTCTCACCTTCAACGGAGAGGATTATATAGATTCGAGTACGATGGACTACAACTTTACGAGATTTATAGGACCTATCGAAAAGTACGCGCGCGAGCCCGATAGAATCATTCACGTCATCCCTTTCTGCCGGCAACCTCTCAACCCCAGGCCGACTGGTTCTATCAACATGGACAGAATATATCAAAAGAATATTCAGTTTACTCTCCCGACGCTCGCGTCCCTGTCTTCCAAGACTATTCGAATCATTGCGGTATCATATAACATTCTCCGTGTTGAAAATGGTTTGTGTGGACTTATGTATCAATAATCTTCTAAAAGATTAGTAGATGGCTGGTCGACAGCTCTTGGCACAACTTGGCCAAGCCGATATAATATTATCCGGGCAGCCAGAGATTACATTTTTCAAAGAGGGATATGCAGCACAGGGCTTATACGCAAGCCGAGTGATAGATGTTCCTTTTAAGAACACGCCAACATTTGGTTACGAGGTTGAAACAAGGATTCCCCTCAATGGGGACCTCATGTCGTCAATGTACCTGGCGTTCACTTTCCAGACGAACACTGGCCTGGCCTTTACTGCGCAGGCTGGTTTGAATATGATTAATTTTGTAGAACTTTATTCTGGTACAGAACTCATCGAGAGACTTTGGGGGGAGTACATCGGGATACTCAACGAGTGCCAGATCCCGACCAGCAAGCAAGCCGCCCTCACAAACTTAATTGGAGGGGGGACTCCGGGGAAGGCGTTCGTCCCTAGCCCCTACCCTTACAAATTTACAGTTCCACTTCCTTTTCAGTGTCTTAAAAGTGGCCTGCCTCTCGTCCCAGATATGAATTTTAGGATTTCACTCAACGAGACAACCGCCTTCTTGACCGGAGCCTCAATCCCAGCCACAATTCCAAACATGCAATTAAATTTTTATACAGAGTTTGTCATTTTAAGTCAAGCCGAAAAGAACTTTATCAAAAACAGAGGACCGACTCTATACCTCGGTGAAAGCATTGAGAGGGCCCAGTTCACCGTCACGAACCAGAGCGCAAATGTTCGATGCGTGACCCAATTTCTTCATCCGGTCAAAGAGCTCTTTTTCACCATCAGAAACACTTCATCCACAGTCCCGGACTACTGGTTCGACTACTCGAATACTTATCAGGGAGGGACCAGCACCCAGAATTGGTCAAACACTTATTCCAACATAAATCAACTAAATTCCATGGGAATGTACTTTGAGGGAGTCATGCGGGTCGATCCTCTATGGGCCTCGGGAGTTTACCTAGGAACGACCCAGTTTCTGGACTCTCACACGAGGGTCCCGGCGCGACCATTCTACACATACTCATTCTCACTCGATCCTGAAAATCCTCACCCGACTGGTTCGGTAAACATGGGAAGAATAAAAAATCAATATTTTGATTTCTTTTTACAACCCATGCCCAAATGGAGAAACCCCTCAGACAGGGTTCTGACTATATGGGCCAGACACTATACATTTCTAGAAATTAACGGATTCAAGACGATCAAGAACTTGTTCGATGGCAAGGGGGATGATGGATACCTCGTGTACTTGGTTTAGAGAGTCCAAGGTCTATAGTCCCAATGGAGGAGGCCGCTCTGGATATTTTCCTTCCGGCCATGGAGTCGGCGATGGTCATCGCCAGTCACTACGCCAAGGCGACCGGCCGCAATTGCGTCACGGCCCAGGATGTTCGAATGGGCCTGAT